AATAAATCAGGGTGGGAAAATACTGGACATGACAATTCGTTGTACTTCTGGTTGACTTTGTCTGAAGCAGTTGCGACTATGACTGGTCGTGACCCCGATGATGTTCTTAAATTGATTGTGAATGGAGATGATTTTGCGTTGTCTATTGACGATGACAACATTGGCATTCGGCAAGTTCGCGACTATCTGGCTCAGTACCAGGTGTTGATCGCGTATGATAATGCCGAGCCCTGTTGGGCGCAAGAGGTGGTTTTTTTGTCACATCATTTACGTGAGCGTTTTGTGCGCGGCCATGGTGATCTTTTGGTAGCTGCCGGCAATTACGCCAAACTCACGTTGAGCATAAATTGGGTTCGGATGAACAATTTGTTCACTTTTGAGGAGTGTGTCCTTATGCATTTGCTTGGTTTACGGTTGGTGGTGTGGCCTTGGGAGTACGAGTTTCTCAGACTTGAGGAGCGGATTGATTCGTTTTTAGGAACGATTGTGATCACGCCTCGTCTACGAGACATCCTAGGTGCCCGCATTTCTGACGCGCAGATAATGGCGCTGCATTTTCGTTGGGAGTCCCGTTTGTTTTTTGACGTGGACTCGGTTTGTGCTGGTTTATTCGAACAGTTCAACAGCATAAGTCTGTGTGTGACGAGGATCATACAAAACAACAACCAAAATGCAGCCAGCGCTCTCTATCAAGCAGGAGCAGGCCCGTCGGGCAGCCCAGTCCAAGAAGGACAAGGCTGCTAGCAAGAAGGGCAATGGGACAGGGGGACCGGCCCCCCCGCGTGCGCCCAAGAACGCACGCAAAGAGCCGGATGATCGGCGTGTGCCGTCGAACCTGATGCCTCGGGGTGTCCGGAACAACGGTCGCGAGTCTTTCCTTGGTGAGAATGTCACGTTCGATGAGCTCGTTGCGGACATCAACGGTAGTGTTGCTTTTACCGCCAATAAGTACGCTGTGCAGCCGGGCCTCGCCTCAACGTTCCCGAAAGGAGCTATTAAGGCGGCGCTCTACTCAGAGTGGAAGATGGTGGATTGTGAGTTCTACTTCAAACCGGAAGTCTCGCAGTACGCTGCGCAAGGTCAAACGGGCAAGGTGATTGTGGCGATGGATTATAACGCTGGCAACCCTGCTCCGACGACCAAGCAACAGGTGGAGATCATGCATGTCAAGGATGCCATGCCGTACGAGATTATTCGACTTCGTCTGGACGCGTCTTGTGTGAACAAGGCCGACAGCAAGTACATTCGTACTGGTCCCATTCCTGTTGATGAGGACATTAAGACCTTTGATGGTGGAAATCTGTGGGTGTGTACCATTGGGCAAGTTGGCGCCGGGTTGGTTGGCGAGTTGCATGCTCGTTACAATTTCCGGTGCACAAAGCCTACATTGTTGAATCCCCCTCAGGGTGGGCTCCTTCCGCTTGCAACAGCCTCTGAGTTTTTGCTTGTCGCTCCACAGTCGTTCGTTAATGGCACTCCTGCCAATCTCGGATTTGACACAGTTGTGGTTGACGGCATCAAGATCGGGCTGCCTGCGGCGGGGGTGTTCACTCCACCTGCTGGTTACTACAAGGTTACTCTCAAGGCGTTGTTCAAGGATACGTCTGCTGAGGGTTTTGTTGACAGCATTGTTCTGTTCAAGAATGGTGTTGCCACTGTCCCGG